AGTGCACTGACAGCTGGTTATTTCTTTGTAACTGGTTCTGATATACCTGTAGGCGCTAGAATACAGTCAGTAGATAGCCCTACTCAGGTTACTCTTGATATGGAAGTTACTGGCACGGCTACAGCTACAGCCATAACTTTCGCCCAAGATTTATACCCTGAACCAAGTGACTTTAACTCTTTCTTGAATAGAACTTGGTGGGATAGAACTAATCGATGGGAATTACTTGGCCCTAGTTCTCCTCAGCTAGATCAGTGGCATCTCTCTGGAGTCGTCACTACTGGCCCCAGGAGATACTTCAGACAGATAGGTTCCTTGGCTAATAATTATAGAATATGGCCGCCACCTACTGATCTGACTTCTCCATTGCAGTTAGTATTTGAGTATCTATCTACAAACGCCATCTATGTGAACGGAGTTACTACTAACACTTCTAATTTATGGGCCAACGATGGTGATATACCCATATTAAATGATCGTGCGATCATTATGGGCATAAAATGGCGTTTCTGGGAGCAAAAAGGCTTCGATTGGACCGCTAAGCGTACAGACTATGATAACTATGTAGAGCGCTTAATAGCTCGCGATGGCGGTAAAGAGACTCTTAATATGGTTAAAAGGATCAATCCTATCTTTATCTCCCCTGCGAACGTGCAAGATGGCTTCTTTCCTGGTCCTACTGGTCCTAATACGGGCTGAACATGGCTAAATATATAAAAGATATCTACGCCAAAGCTTGGGGTACTAAAGGTAGCTACCTCGACAAAGACGTAGTTGTGAAGATCGTCCCATCTCCTATTGGGGGATGGGACTCTTTATCGCCTTTAGCTGTTATGGAGCCTAAATACGCCGCATCCATGACCAATTGGGTGCCGCGTACAGGCTGGATTGAAATCCGTGGAGGATATAATACTTGGGTAGCGCACGCTAGCTCAGTTAATCCTGGTACTGCTGTAGAAACTTTGATGGCCTATAGGCCAAAAGCTAATAACGGCGTGCAGTCTTTGTTCGCTGCATCAGGAACTACTATATCTGATGTTACCACTAACGGTATAGCTTCAGATGTAGTAACTAGTAAATCTGGTGCTAGATATCAGTATGTAAACTTTACACCCTCCTTGGGGTCGAGTTATCTATTAGCTGTGAATGGCTTAGATACTGGCGTAGTTAGCTATAATGGTACTACTTGGAGTAACACTTCTATAACTGGTACGTCTACAGGTATATTTGCTAACATAAATATATTCAAGCGAAGAGTATGGCTTATAGAGCCTAGCTCTACTATAGCTTGGTTTCTAGGTACAGATGCTATATCTGGTTCTGCTAGTTCTCAGGACATAGGCCCCTTCCTAAGTAAAGGCGGCTATTTAATGGCCATGGGAACATGGACAATAGATGGCGGAAATGGCCCAGATGACTTAGCTGTATTTATGTCTAGCGAAGGTCAGGCAGTTGTATATAAAGGCACTGATCCCTCCAACGTAAATGCTTGGGCTCTTGTAGGTGTATTTGATCTGCCCAAACCTATAGGTAGAAGGTGTTTTTATAGGCTTGGCTCTGATTTAATGCTCATTACAGAGCAAGGTGTGTTACCTATATCCCAAGCTCTACCTTTAGATAGTTCTTCTGTGCGTAACGTAGCACTTACTAATCGTATACAGAATTCTATGCAGGAAGCCGCTACAGCGTATATTAATAATTTCGGATGGCAGTTTATAGCGTTTCCTCAGCAGAGTTTGTTATTCTTAAATATACCCCAAGTAGAGAATTCTACCCAGATACAATTTGTACAGAACGCTCTTACGGGGGCTTGGACAGCTTTTAATGGCTGGAATGCTAATTGTTTTGAGATATTTAATGGTAGTTTATACTTCGGAGATAATTTGGGCGGAGTTAATTTAGCATATGCAGGAGGTTTAGACAAAGTAAATCCTATCGTAGCCGACGTAAAATGCGCTTTTAACTACTTAGATGAACCTGGGCGTATTAAAAATGCTAATTTAGTTAGACCGTTCTTGGTGGCAGATGGTACACTTACACCCACTATTCAGATCGACGTAGACTTTGAAAGCAGCACGGTTTCTGCTCCAGTTACTATTTTAACTCCTACAGGAGCCGTATGGGATGCGTCTGCATGGGATAGCTCATTATGGTCTACAGGAGTTAGTACAGTTCTTAATTGGCTTAGCTGTAATGCATTAGGTACAGCTCTAGCCATAAGAATGATAGTTAACTTAGCTGGTGGCGGCTCTTCTAGCGCAGTAGCACAATCTAGTGTGTTCGATACTGGCGTGTTTGACACTGCTCTATTTGATGGTAATGGGGCGGTAATTCGAAGTGGTTTAGGGGTTCCAGTACTCAAGATCAACACCTTCGAGTTATCTGTAGAATACGGGGGTCCTGTATAATGCATGTTATATACGGGGCTAATAACGACAGCATAGGATACATGATTAAAGGCTATTTTGAACAAAACACAGGGTATCCTGTAACTGGACCTTATAGTGCTCTGGGTTGGGTACATGATGGTAAACTAGTAGGCCAATGTATATTTACTGATTATACTGGAGCAAACTTAGAAATACACTTATATGCACCTAAAATATTCACGAGAAAGACTATTAAAGACGTTTATGATTATGTCTTTAATAAATGTAAATGCGAGAGGCTGACCGCTAAACCTTACTGCACCAACGAAAAGCTTTTGCAGTTGCTTGAGCGTATAGGATTCGTGTATGAATGTACTCAAGAGAAATATTATAAAGAGGGCGAGAAGATTATAGACGCCAAAGTCTACAAACTCACAAAAGCAACAATTCCTTCGTGGATTAAATAAATGCCTAAAGCCCCTAAACCGCCTCCGCCGATTAACGTAGCTCAGACTACACAGCAAGATCAGAGCGCAAGGGACTACGCTACTGATAGGACAATGGCTGAGAATACTATTGGCCAGCATAATCAGTTCGGTGATTTAACATATACTACTGAGATAGACCCTATAACGGGGAAGCCTAAATACGTAGCAAATATGCAATATACGCCAGAGCAACAGCGTATATTCGATCTTTTACAAGGGAATCAGACAGGGCTAGGACTAACAGGGCAGAACTTAATAACTGCCAATATGGACCAATACGGTAAGCCGATAGATTTATCTGCTGCTGAGGGTAGTCTATCTAGGGCCGCTATGGACCCTATGATGGCCAATTTACAGCGCTATATGGGTCCGCAGTTAGATCAACGTAGAACAGAGTTAATTAACCAGGGTATCCCAGAGGGAAGCAAGTTATTCGACTTAGAGATGGACAAGGTTAGAAATAACCAAGGTCTAACAATGGGAAGTCAGATAGCTTCATTCTTCCCGCAAGCCGAGCAAATAGCCAAAGATCAGTTAACTCAGCCCTTGGATTTAATGAAGTCCATATTTGGTATGGAGCAGCCTGGAAATATCAACCAAGCTTTAGTCAATACTCCTAGCGTAAATCAGGGTGCAACTGACGTTGCTGGATTGGCTACTGAAGCACAGCAAGAAGCCTTCAGAAACTACCAGCAGAAAGTTGCCTCGCAGAATGCTCTTATGAGTTCTATTATGGGCTCTGGCACTAAAATCTTAACGGCTCCGTTATAGGAATATATAATGCCTAGTCCACCTAATGGTGCACCATTATTCAGAGGGGATACTCCAAACGCTAGGTTTGGAAATATGTTCTCTCATATTATAGGGGGTAACGGACCCACGCCATTTAGTGGCATGGGAATGATGGGTCCGCCCCCAGGGAGCGGCGCTAGCGGTGGCCCCGATGGCGCTGATTCGTCTGGGCAAACAAGCGGTATGGGCATGGGTGGCCCAATGAATGGCTACCCTAATGGCTCAATATTAGGGGGCATATTAAGAGCACTTAATAGAACCGCTAATCCGACTAATCCAATTAGCGGCAGGCCGATTGATTCTAGCTGGACACCGCCTCCCGCTGATAATAGCTCACAGCCATTGCCTACGCC